GTACTGGAGTGGCAGCAGTACGAAAAACACCGGGGAGAGACGGAGGTTATAGATGCTGCCATGTCGCTGATTCCGGACATACCGAAAGATTTTGAAAAATGGGCGTTCACGGATGCGGTACCGCAATATATGTATTACGAATACGGAAAACGAATTGGTCTATGCACTTGCTGCGGAAAGCATCATGAACTGAAAGAACAACCCAAATACGGGAAAGAAGGAACGTGCCCGGGATGCAAGCGGAAAGTACAGTATAGAACTTACAAGAAAAAAGGCCGGATACACGACTGGGAGTATGCAGCATTGATACAGAAAATCCAGGGAGGGTACGTGCTGAGGTTCTTTGCTTTGAACCAGTTGATAGAACAGGGGACAAGAAGTTATGGCGGAATGTCCGAAAAAATCCGCATCACCTACAATGAACAATGGAACCGGCAGGCGATTTATTCTTACCACCGATATAAGACGACAAATAAAATCAGATGGTGCAATGGATATGAGTACTTAAGTGCATATGGAGGCAGAAAAGAAGAGGAACGATGCCGATTATACCCGAGAAATTTAAGAAAGATTTTGAAGGGCAGTAAACTTGAATACTCGGGAATGCCAGAGTTTGCTCGTACAGGAATAGAATTTTATCAGCAGGACTTTATAGATAAAGCAAAAGAATACACAGGTATTGAGAAATTAATCAAAGCCGAATTCTATAACCTGACAAACTCATGTATAAGTTACGGAAGCAGAGCACCAATTGACCTATATCAAAAGCGCGTAAAGAAAGTTTTAGGATTAACTGGGGAGTATTACAACCTGATCAGGGATAAAGACCCGACATGGAGAGAATACGAGGTAACAGAGCAATGCCAGGATGTGGGTATAAGGGCAACCTGGGAACAAATACAGAAAATGTCACAGTACGCAAGGAACTTTGCTATTTATATGAGGCACTCAACACCACATAAGATGCTGAAGTACATAGAAGGATTAAAAAGCGAAGGTCCGTATGCCATGAGGAACCAGGAGGTAAACGACTACCATGATTACCTGCAACTGGCAGCAGGACTAGGATACAATCTGGACGATGATTGGATCCTATACCCAAAGAACCTAAAAGAGCGACATGACCAGCTGACAGAAGAACAAAACGAAAGGAAAGCAGAGCTTGAAAAGGAATCGGATGATAAAAAAGACCGGAAGCTAAAAAGAACTATAAAACGCAAAGGCTGGACAAGATATGAGATGGAGACAGAACAACTGCTGATAAGACTTCCTAAATGCGCACACGAGATCAGAAAAGAAGGAAATGCACAACACCACTGTGTAGCAACCTATATGGACCGGATGGTAGCCGGAGAAACTTGCATCCTGTTCATCAGAAAAAAAGAAGAACAAGACAAAAGTTACTACACCGTAGAAGTAAAGGACAATGAAGTAATACAGGTCCGTGGAAAGTATAACGTAGCTCCATCAGAAGACGTAGAAGAATTCATGAAGGTATTCAAGAAAAACATAAGAAAAGCAGAAAGGAAGGCGAGCTAAATGGATTATGAAGTAAAGACAGTGATCGATAATATCGATGACATGACAGACATCATCAAAAACCAGCTGAATGATATTGCAGAAGGATTTGTAAGTGTCGGTTATTACCTGAGAAAGACGGATGAAACCATGCTCTACAAGCAGAAAGGGTACAAAACAATCTACGAATATGCCAAGGATACATTCGGAATCGGCAGATCAACGGCCAGCAGATTCATGGAGATCAACCAGAAATATAGCAAAGACGGATATTCTCCGGAGATCGATCTGAAATGGTCCGGATATGGCAGCAGTAAACTCACAGAAATGCTGGGACTTCCGGAAGACGTACAGGAAGCAATTCCGGTAGATGCTACAGTAAGAGATATTCGAGAGGCAAAAGGGATTATCCGAGAAACCGAACACAACTATTCAGATCAGATGGAGTTGTGCGACATCGCACAGCCGGATCCGGCCGAAGCAGACTGGCTGATGGAATTAATAAAACAGTATTTCTCCAAAGAAAACAGAGATGCATTCCAGAAAATGACAGATTGGCTCAGAAAAGATGAACCGGAAAAGGACATAACAGTCAGTATCCTGCTAATCATCAACCCGACAAAGTTCAAAATGATCCGGCTGGAGCGCGCCAACGTCATGCTGACAGTAGACAAGATCAAGGTAATGCCATACCGGAACCAAGGGGAACAGCAGGAATACACATACATAGATTTTGGAAGAGCCTTCGAGACACTGTTCTATCCGGCCGGGATAGATACACCAATCAATGAAGCGTATAAAAATGTATACGGAGAGTCGTATTACAAAGAAAAACATTATCCAGAAGGGAAAAATGATGCAAACGATACAGGAAATCGAGAAAGTGCTCCGAAAGATGAAGCCGGAACTGATAGATTGGTGCCAGGAGAAACCAGAGCTGAAGGAGCATCTGAGACAACAAAAGAAGAAACAGAACTATCAGACACAGAGGGCAACGTTTGTGATGGAGAAAAAAGCAGAGAAGCCGAACACACTGAAAATGAACCGACAGCAGAGGAGAGCTCGGGAAAAGGAACTACGCAGACGCAAAAAGAGGCAAAAGAAACAACTGAAGCACCTAACTCCGCTGCAGTATCTGCAGAAGAAGAAACTGCGGAAGTAAAAACGGAGATTTGCCATGGAGATACTGATGAAACTCAGATTCCGGGGCAGACAGAATTAGTCAAAGATTTCCCTGAATACTGTCCGCCGGATATGAATGCTCCGGAACAACAGGACCAATCAGAAGAAGTAAAGCCGGCATATGCTACAAGAAGATTATATCTTTCATCGATCGATGCCGATACGGCAGCAGAATACATGGGAAAAGCCATGGAAAAGGCTATCCGCAATATGCCGGGAGTAAGTTTCGGAGTCTTGACGAAGGAATCATTCTGGAAAGAATTCTTCGAAACCGAGGTTGATCGGAATGGAGATGAGATTGAATGTGTGAATTAATGTTTCCGAAGTCAACCAAGAAGAAAAAAAGAAAACACCACCCAGCTCCGATCGTGGATACCGTAAAAGGCGAATGCTTCCTGTGCCGACTGGAAGGCATCCGCCGGCAGCAGTACACAGAAGAGCACCATGTATTCTACGGTGGCGGACTGAGAAAAGTCAGTGAGGAGAACGGCTTTAAAGTCTATCTGTGTAGAGATCACCACAAAGACGGACCAAGAGCCGCACATAATTGCAGAGAGACGCGTGAATTATTATGCCGGATATTTCAGAGAAAGTACGAAGAAACCCATACGAGAGAAGAATTCCGAGCATTAGGTATAAAGAATTATTTGGAGGATGAGGATGGCGACGGAGTTGTAAATCCGGCGATTGTAAAAATTAAAGTAGAAGGAGACGGAAATGAGGTTAATTGATGCTGATGCAGAGATAAAGAAAATTGAAGAAGAAATAAAACGCTCATACAAAGCCATTGACCGCTGGAGATCAGGAGGAATGCCTGACAGTAGTCTATATGACGTAGACGAAAAGGTACGAAGAATTAAGAGAAACATAGAAGATTGCAGAATAGAAATCAAAATGCTGAAAAGCTACACTACAGCATACAATCCGGAAGCAATTGTAAAGAAACTGGAAGACAAGATAGAATATGCCGGAAAATTAATGGTAGAAAAACCGGCGGATAAGCTTGATGAAATTGCCAATAATACAGCAGAAGATTACATACAGGCATATACAGAAGCGATCGAATTGGTGAAAGGCGGTGGAAACATTGAACAGCCAGGAATATGACCAGATAGAAGAAGCGGCCAATAGACTGCAACACGAAGCAAGTGTCAAATGCAGCAGAGAGCTTGAAAAAGCCCAGAAGTATAAAGAAGGTTATACACAGGGAGTAGAGGATCTGCTGAGATGCATAAGAAGAGGTGAATGACATGGAGATAAAAGAAAAATTAAAACACTGGTACATAATGGTACTGACAAACCGGTGCCTGGGATGCTGCTTATTCTGCGAATGGTGGGATATGTGTAAATGGGAAACGGAGGACAGGAGAAAGAAATCATGATACAGAAACACCCAAAAGATTGGCATGAAGTACTTACAAAAGAAACGGAGAGATAAAGAATGAGTTTACAAGAATGGGCAAAAAATGAAGTTGAAATCGCATGCAAAAGAGAAAATCCGGATAGAAAAGAAGGCGAATTTGATTATGGATGCGCTTGCTACGAAAGTGCATTAAAGGCATTTGAGAGCTTATGCGAAGATGGTCACAGTGGTATGAGTATCGGATTCACAAAACAGATTTTGAATAGACTGATCGATGGAAAGCCACTGACTCCGATAGAAGATACAGAGGAAATGTGGAAAAGATCATGGACAGATGAGAAAGGAAAACATTATCAGTGTTCGAGAATGAGTAGCTTGTTTAAAACAGTAACTCCGAATGGAGAAATAAAGTATTCAGACATTAATAGGTGTTACTGTGTTAATCGCAATCATCCTAATTATGGATACCACAATGGATTTATCGGAAGTATATATGATGCGATGTATCCGATCACGATGCCATACGCACCGGCGGATAAACCGGACAAAATAGTTTGTGATGAGTTACTCACAGATCCTAAAAATGGAGATTATGATACAAAAGCAATAATTTACATAGAAAAACCGGATGGGAAGAAAGTGAAAATAAACAGATATTTTAAAGAATCCGAAGAATCATTTAAGGAAATATCATGGTTAGAATATCAAATCCGCAGATACAAAGACTGGAGAAGGAGGAAGTGGTTAGGAAATGACGAGGAAAGACATTCTTAAAAAATACGGATTCAGCTGGATGAGCAATGTCAACCTGAAGGAAGAACTTTCGGAACAGGCGGCAGCAGAATTTGAAGATTTGATAAGAACCCTGGCCGAACATAACCGTGGACCAGCACCACCAGAAACAGGCTGGAAGAAACGGATGTACAACCAATTCATGAAAGGAGCAGGCAGATGACACGAAACATGATCATCGGGATATGGCTAACAGCATTCCTGCACCCTGTAATTTTCCCATGCGTCCTACACACAGCAAAGGAGATGGAAAAATGGTGGGACAAGAAGAGAGTACTGTGGCACGTAGAGCAGCTCCGGAAGATAGAAGAAAAATATAAAGAATAGCACCAACCGGGTATTGTATCACACGCAACCGGACGATATAGAATTCCCGCCGGCAGCAGTCGGCGGAGAAAGGAGCATCGTTGAAAGACGTAAGCACAGAACAGGCGAAGATCATCAAAAAGATGGTCCTCGACAAAAAAACGAATAAAGAAATAGCAGAAACTACCGGATTAAAGTACTGGGAAGTACGGGATTATATTCAATATATCGGACTGGCCGGAATCAGAGAAGAGATGCTCGGAAGAAAGCCGGGAAGACGAAAGAAAGATGGCTACAACAAAGGAAAAGACGGTCCCAATGCGGACAGACACCTGTGTAAGACCTGTGTATATCGTGGAAGACATGATCAGGTTGGGAACTGTAGCTATATTGAAATAGAGGGACATAGTAGGGGGATTCCGGCAGCAGAATGTACGGTATATGTGAAAGGAAGAAAGAGGAAAGCATTATGGTAGGACAGATAACAGGCAAAAACGAACTGAAGAAAAACGGATCTGGTTATAGTGATCCGACAGCATATAAAGCAATTATGAATGTGGGGGGGGGGCAACAGTAATGAATACATATCATGGAGACATTTTTTACATAGCGAATGATGGAAGAGCCGGAGAAACACCGGCGATTATAGTATCACCGGACACATGGCTTGAACAAGATCCGGAATTTGTGCAGGCAATATTAATGACAACAAAAGAAAATGAACAACTTCTGACACATGTTGAGGTGATGTGTCGAGTACCATCTATAGCACTGTGTGAACGTATATTCAAGGTGAATACAGACAGAATCGGAGAATATATTAGATCATGCACAGAGGAAGAAATTCAAAAAGTTGATGAAGCTATTATGCTGACACTTGGCATTACGGAGAATAATAATACTGCTGATCAGGAGAAGATTAAACAGCTGGAGAATCAACTGGCAAAGGAAAAAGAAACATCCGATAGAATTCTTGCGAAGTTCAGAGAAGAGACAGAAAGATACAATGAACTGGAGCGTGAGAAAGGATATGGGAATGATAAAGAGTATATCAGAGCGATAGCTGAGAGGGATGTGTACAAGAGTATGTACATGGATCTGCTTGAAAGGAAAATGAATGGATAAGACAGTAATATTTATTGTTATCGTAATAATTTGTGTGCTGTGTACAGTTTGGAGCGCATGTGTAATGGCAGCACGTGCGGATGAGCAGCTGCGTGAGATTACGTATGACAAGAAAGAGCCGGAAGAAAAAGAGGAAGATATGACGAAACAAAGAACATGCAAACGGTGTGGGATGCCGACGGGAGCAACGTATTACAAGATAAATATAAATGCTGAATGTGACAGAGCAGGAGCGACTACAGAGCAATTCTGCTATAACCTGTCGAAGACTTTAACACAAGCGAATAGTCCGGAGAATGTGTACTGCAGGAGCTGTGTAGATAAAATTGAAAAATATATTAATTGTGATATGGCAATAACCGAAAGGACATACATAACGGACAAACCGAGAAAACAATAAAGCGCTTAAGAAAATTCATTGTGCGACATCGCACAGAAAGGAGAACTATGAACCATGAAGGCTACCAGGATCCGACGGCGGAAAAAGCAGTGCGCAGGTACAACCAGATGCCCTACCATATGCGCAGGGCGCTGACCGATCTGCAGGACATAGCAAGCCTGTTCGGATTTGATATTATAACAATCAAGGACAGACGGACGGGGAGGAAGTATAGAGTTGAAGAGAAGACCAATCAATAAAGACAAATATGGAATCAGCAAACACAGGTATCTGGAAGTTATCCATCATTGCCTGCAATATCCGGAATGGCGGGAAGAACTTGAAAATATGACAGATACTGTGAAAGCAATACAATATGGCCAAGAGGGGAAGGGGAGTCCAAGCCAGGCGTCAGCAACAGAACGCCTGGCTATCAAACGTGCGGAGCTGCAGGAAAAATGTGAGCGAATCGAGCAGACAGCAATAGAGGCGGACGCAGACATCTATCAATGGTTATTGGAAGGGGTTACCACAGATTATGCGACCTACATATACCTTCGGGATGCAAAAGGGTTGCCGTGCGGTGATCAGAAATACTATAGAGCAAGGAGGAAATTTTACTGGTTGATGTCAAAAAAAATATAAAATTTGCAAAACATCACCACTCACGGCACATAAAAGTGTGTTATAGTGGTAGCGTCCAAAATTTGAAAAGGACATACTCACCCTAAGGGCGGCAGCAGTTAAAGACTGAGGCCGTCTTTTATTATGAAATCAGAATTGAAGGTGGTGAAATGCCAAAGGCACGAAATCCAAATAGGGAGAAAGCGTTCGAAATATATAAAAAGCATAAGGGAGAGATCGATTTAGTTGAGATTGCAAGTCAACTAAACCTGCCGGAAGGAACGGTCCGCCGATGGAAATCTACACATAAGTGGGAAAGCGAACGTTCGGAAAGAAAAAGCGAACGTTCGCATAAACGAAAACGGGGTGCGCAGCCGGGAAATCATAACAGCGCAGGCGGCCCGCCAAAGAATAAAAAAGCTGAAA